ATATACCTATGAGACCTTACGAATGGAAAGACAGAGTTAATATTACTGTTCAAGTAGGACTAGGTACAGGTTCTAAGGAACAACAACTAATTTTATTAAACGCTATTCTTGAAAGACAAATGCAAGCAATTAATTTGCAACAGAATGTATTTGGTCCAATGGTTAATTTAAGAAACGTTTATAATACACTTAAGAAATTAATTGAGAATGCAGGACTTAATGGAATTGAACCATACTTTATGGATCCAGATGTCGGTGCAGCTCAAATGCCTCAACTACCACCTAAACCTCCAACTGAGTTTGAAAGAGTTACATTAGCTCAAGTTCAAGGTGAAAATCAAAGAGCTCAGTTAGAAGCTAATACAAGATTAAAAGAAGTTGAAGCTAAAATGAGACAACAATTGCTTGATTTTGAAATACAAATTAAAGAATTAGAGCTTAAATATGGTTCACAAATAGATGAGCTTGAATTGAAGCGTAGAAGTATGTTAGAACAAACAGATCTTCAGAAATCTGGAGATATGATGAAAGAAATAGTCAAAGGACAACAAAAATTCTTTAATGATAAACAAAATGGAAAAGCAAATCAGGGAGGGCAAACGAGCCCAAGTACTTCTAAACGATCCTCTTCTAAAACAAGCGTTTGAGGATTTACTAGAAACTTACAAGCAAGAAATTTTTAATACAAGTTTTGCTGACGATAATAAACGCAGATCTCTTTGGATGGCATATAATATGCTAGACAAAATTAGAGGTCATTTACAGTCTATTATGGAAAGCGGAAAACTAGCTCAAAAAGATCTTGAGCAGTTAAATAAGAGCTAACCTATTCTAGGAGCTCAATATACGTCAACCAACAAGGAGGAACGTTACATGGCAGAAAGTACTAATGTACAAGGTGCTGCTGATAAGATCAAAGGACTTCTGAATCCTGAACAAGGACAATCAGAACCTAAGAAAAAAGCAGAACCATCAGAGCAACCTGAAAAGATCAAACAGGAATCTTCAAAAGAGAGTCAATCAAAGTCTGAAGAAACTCCAAAAGAAGAAGCATCTGAAAATACTGAGATCAAAGAAGAAACGCAAACAGCAACAGAGGAACCAGAACTCCACCGAGTCAAAGTACAAGGTCAAGAGTTAGAGGTTAGCCTCGATGAACTGAAAGCAGGTTATTCTAGAGACTCGGATTATAGACAAAAAACTCATTCTTTAGGCTTAGAGAAAAAAGATCTTGAAGCTCAAAAGAGTAGTTTGCGTCAAAATTATGACAATCGTTTAAGTGAACTTAACGACTTGATTGCAACTGCTGATGGTTTCATCAGACAACAACAAGGTAGTAAAGATCTTAAAAAACTTTGGGAAGAAGATCCCACGTCTGCAGCACGACTGGATTACCAGTTAAGAGAACAAAACAGGCAGATAGATGATATGAAATCCAAAGCAAAAGACGCTTATCAAAAACAATATGATGAGTACCTTGATACACAGAGACAGTTAGCAGCAGCGAGAATACCAGAATACAGCGATCCTAATAAAGCTGATCAATTTAGAACTGATATGAGAACCTCTTTGAGGTCTTATGGTTTTAGTGAGCAGGAAATTGGGAATCTGGCTGATCATCGTTTTTTAATGGTGATTAGAGATGCTATGAGTTATAAATCTGTTAAAGATAGAAAACCTATAGTCCAGAAGAAGGTAGCTAACGCACCTAAAGTTGTTAAAGCTGGTGTCGCTAAACCAAGTACAGGCACAGGACGAGACGCCATAAGAAACAAAATTGGCAAGTTAGCAAAAACTGGTCATATTAAAGATGCCCAGTCTGCAATACTTGACATGATTAATCTTAAATCTCAACAAAAAAGGTAAAACACAATGGCACAACCAACAAATACGTTTGATACGTATGACAGTATTGGTGAAAGAGAAGACCTGTCGGATGTTATTTATAACATCTCGCCAACTGACACTCCATTCTTAAGCTCAGCTGCTAAAGTAAAAGCAACTGCAGTTTTACACGAATGGCAAACTGACAGCTTGGCTGCAGCTTCTACATCAAACGCTGTAATCGAAGGTGACGAAGCCACTTTGGATTCTACTTCTGCAACAACTAGATTATCTAACTCTTGTCAAATTATGGACAAAACAGTTGTAATCACAGGTACGCAAGAAGCAGTTAACAAAGCTGGTAGAGCATCTGAGATCGCTTATCAAGTAGCTAAAAGAGCTAAAGAGCTTAAAAGAGACTTGGAAGCAATGTTAACAACAAACAACGCTGAAGTAACAGGTAACGCTACAACAGCAAGAGAAATGGGTTCATTAAGAGCATGGGTTGCTACTAATGACGTAATGGGAACTTCTGGAACATCTGGAGCAGCAGGTAATACTGCAGCAACTGATGGAACTCAAAGAGTTTTCACAGAATCTCTCTTGAAATCTGTAATTAAATCAGTATGGGAGCAAGGTGGAAATCCAACTATGGTTATGGTTGGTCCTTTCAACAAGCAAAAATTATCAGGATTTACTGGTAATAGTACTAGATTCGATGCAGGTGCTGATGCAACTTTGTATACATCAGTTGATGTTTACGCTTCTGACTTTGGTCAGCTTCAAGTAGTACCTAACAGATTCTCTAGAGATAGAGATGCTTGGGTATTAGACATGGATTACTGGGGAGTAGCTTTCTTAAGAGACTTTCAAATGCATGATCTTTCAAAAACTGGAGACACAGAGAAAAAACAACTTCTTTTAGAAGCAACTCTGGAATCTAGAAACGAAGCTGCAAGTGGCTGCGTAGCAGACTTGACAACATCGTAATAACTAAATAACTGTTTGGGCGAGTAACCTTAAATCTGCTCGCCCAGCAGATTCTAACAATGAAGTCTTGAGAGAAGGTTAAAGGCGGAACATTAAAGGAATATAAACATGAGAACATTAAACGACTATTTTTTACATGCAGCAATCGCAGATATTAGTACAGCATCATCAACATTCGTGCCTGTACCTGATGGAGGCAAAGTAATAAAAATTATAACTGCTCTTCAAGGAGCAATTGCAACAGCTAATGGCGGAATTTCTTTCGAAATTGGTGGTACAGCAATAACTGGTGGCGGGATTACAGTAACACAATCTGGATCTGCTGCTGGGGATGTTGATACAGCAGAACCAACTGCAGCTAATGACGTTGCTGAAGATGGAACTATTGAAATGATTACTGATGGAGCTTCTGCTAATGCAGTTAAACTTAATGTAACATTTGTTATAAGAAGATAATTTAAATCGGTAAATGTTCCTGGAACGTTCTGGGAACATTACCAAAACATAAGGAGAACAAAATATGAACTATGGTTTAAGACATGGAACTGTGCATAAGCTAACTTCTGGAAGTTCATCTTCTGCAAGTTCAGCTTTTTCAGCTAATATAGAATATATAAGAGTTGTAGGCACTATTGCTTGTCATATACATATAGCAGTATCACCAACAGCAACTACAAGTACTACTTATTTACCTGCAGGCGAAGTTGAAACTATTAAAGTGTCAGCTGGAGAAAAGATTGCAGTATTAAGAATTGGTGGTTCTGACGGAGAATTATACGCTACAGAATTAACTGAATAATGGGTAAAGTAAGAGCAACCGAATGGAATGCTGATAATACCAAGACTAAATATATACAAGAGTCTGATGGTAAATTAACAATTAATAATCAGCAAGATCTCAATCCTTTAATGAAAAGGAACAAAGAACTTTATAACTTAAACGATGGTTATACTGCTTCTAGAGATATGAGAAGAGTTGCTAGTGTACCGCCTATTATATTACAAATATGGACAAAAGAATATAATGGTACACGTAATTGGTGGGCTTTACCAAAAGAAACACAAAAAAAAATATTAACTAAGAAATTAAATTCTAGTGATTTTAGATATTTTAGAACCTCGGAAGGATCATTATAATGGCATTAAATACTTACACATCATTAAAAACAGCTATAGCTAATTGGTTAAATCGAAGTGATTTGACGAATGAGATTGCTGATGATTTTATCAAATTAACTGAAGCTGATTTTAATTCAAAATTAAGGATCAGACAAATGGAACAGATTGATACTGTTACTATTAATGCTGAAACTGTAACTGTACCAACTGGTTTTATTGGTGTTAGATCCTTTTATATTCTATCAGCTAGTACTAAATTTCCTTTAGAATATATTACACCACATAATATGTTTGAAATTAGAGGAGGTTCTAGAACTGGTAGACCTAGATCATATACAATTGAGGCAGATAATGAAACCGAACACTTTAGATTTGGTCCTAGTCCTGATACTACTTATACTGGCTACTTATCATATTATAAAAACTTGGAATCTCTTAGCTCAAATAATGCCAATTCCAGCAATTATATTTTAAGTAATCATCCAGGTATTTATTTGTATGGTAGTCTTTACCATGCATCTAATTTTATTGGTGGAGTGGATCCAGACCAAAAAAGCAATTGGTTACAAATGTATATCGCAGCTCTTGAAAGATGCGAAAATAATGACAAACAAGATAATTATGGTGGAGCACCTGTTCAACAAAGAACAGATGTTCAAACTGATTTATCGTTTTATAGGAATAGATAATGCAAGTACCTTTTGGAGAATGGTTACCCGATATTCCAGATCATTTGAATAAGGGAGCTACAACTGCAACTAATGTATTTCCTGCAGCTGTTAGTTACAAACCATTTAAAGCATCACAACAAAAATCAAACGCATTAGATAGTCAATGCTTTGGTGGATTTTCCACTAAAGATAATAGTGCAAACGTTTATACTTTTGCAGGTACTAAATCAAAATTATACAAATTATCTGGTGAAACATTTTCAGATGTTAGCCAAGCTAGTACAACATACAATGCAGGAGCTGATAACTTCTGGTCATTTTCTAATTTTGGAACAACAGTAGTTGCTTCTAATGGAGAAGATTCACCACAAAAATTTGTAGTAGGAACTTCTAGTGCATTTGCAGATCTAGGTGGTTCTCCACCTATATTTACATTTTCTGCAGTTATTAGAGATTTCTTAGTAGTAGGAAGAATTAAAACAGTTAAAAACAGAGTACAATGGTCAGGTATTAATGATGTTGAAACTTGGACAGCTGGTACTAAACAATCTGATTATCAAGACTTAGCAGATGGTGGTGAAATAACTGGTATTGTAGGTGGTGAGTATGGTTATATATTTCAAGAAAACCAAATAACTCGTATGGACTATGTTGGAGGAACAACAGTATTTAGATTTTCTGTTGTATCTAAAAACAGAGGTTCTATTTATGCTAAAGCAATAGCTCATGTAGGTAAACGAGTATTCTTTTATTCACAAGATGGTTTTTTTGAAATAGATGGTGAAAATGTTAAAGCAATAGGTCAGCATAAAGTTAATGATTATTTTAAAGATAACTTATCTGCTGGTTACCAACAAAATATTATAGCGGCAACAGATCCATTAAATCACTTAGCAGTTTGGTCATATCCTAGTACGGATGCTACAACAGGAGTTCAAGACAGATTATTAATTTATAATTATTCTGTTAATCGTTGGTCAGTTGTAGAAACAGCAGCTGAAATGATTTTTACACAATTTTCTGAAGCCTTTACAGTAGATACATTAGATACAGCATCTTCAAGTTTAGATAGTTTAACAGTATCTCTTGACTCCAGATATTGGCAAGGTGGTGTAGTTAATTTTGCAGGGTTTGATTCAGATCATAAACTTATTCAGTTTGATGGATCTAATTTAGCAGCTACATTAGAAACAGGTGAAATAGAACCTGCACCAGGAGCACGAACTACTATTACTATGATAAGACCTTTAGTAGATGGAACGTCTACTGCAAGAGTTACTAGCAGACTTAGATTAGCAGATAGCGGAACTAGCACAAGTTATTCTAGTTTACAAAGTAATGGAGATATTCCAGTTAGATCTTCTGGAAGGTATCATAAGATTGGAGTTGCTATATCAGCAGCTACAACATGGAATGATGCTCAAGGTATAGACTTAATAGCAATTAAATCAGGATTACGATGAGTGATACAATAGATATAGATAACATAAGATTTGCATTTTCAGAAACAGACTACTTCCAGCGTGAAGTAGAACGTTCTGTTAATGAATTAATATTAAAAAACAACCAAGAAAATGACAAAACATTTATTTGGTTTATGGGAGGATAATAATGGCAGGATCATACGTAGGAAAATATGATACAACAGCTGCAAATAATACAGCTACAGGAACAGGCTCGGTTAGTATAGCAGAAGGTATGTTACCTTCTAATGTTAACAATGCTATGAGAGATATCATGGCTGACATTAGGCAATGGTATAACTCGGCTGAATGGATTGAATATGGAGATGGAGCAGGAACATATACACCTGCTTATGCATCTGGTACAAGTTTTACAATTGCAAGTGCAGACGTTACATCTGCTTATCACGTTGGCAGAAGAGTAAAAGCAGTTGGTTCTTCAACTGGAACAATTTACGGATCAATTACAGCAACAGCATTTTCAACTAATACAACAGTTACAGTTTCTTGGGATTCAGGTTCATTATCAAATGAATCTTTAACAATTTATATTGGTATTACAAGTGCAACAAACACTTCAATGCCAGAAACTCCATCTATTACTGGAGATTACACATTAGATGTATCTGGAGATATTGTATTAGATGCTGGTGGTGCTGATGTTGTTTTAAAAGATGATGGTACTCAATATGGTACTTTAACTAACACTTCAGGAAATTTAATTATCAAATCTGGTAGTACAACAGCTTTAACATTTAGTGGAGCTAATGCTACCCTTGCTGGAGACTTAACAATTTCTGGTGACGATTTAACTATGGGTACTAATACTTCAGGACATGTATTAGTAGCTGATGGTACAAACTTTAATCCAGTAGCAATTAGTGGTGATGTTACAATAGCTTCTAATGGAGCTGTAACAATTGGAAGTGGAACTGTTGAAACAGCTATGATTGCAGCTGATGCAATTACAGGAGCTAAAATTGCTGATGACGCAATTAATTCTGAACATTACACAGATGGAAGTATAGATACAGCTCATATAGCTGATTCACAAGTTACAGCAGATAAACTTGCAAGTAGTGCTGTTACTACAGCTAAAATAAATGCTGACGCAGTAACAGGTGCTAAGATAGCAGATGATGCTATTAATAGTGAACAC